TGATCATCAGCAGCTTTTGTTTCTACAATGGCTTGCCCGATAATTTCATTCTCCCGGCTCACATCCGGCGTATGGCCAGCTGCCGCCAAGGTTTCTTCAGTTGGGGCTTCATGATTGCTTTCTGTCAGGTTTGCATTGATGTAAGTTTGCAGGCTGACCGGGAAATGATGAGCGTTCTCCGCCGCGCTGCGAATCAGAGCGAAAATCGCAGCACGAGAATAATCAAGAATACCGGCACACTTGCGCAGGGCCGCCGACCATTCTTTGAACGGGCTCTCTTTTTTGGTTACGATCTCTTTTGCCCGACGGTAAACCCCACCCGGGATGTCATAAATGTTGAAATCCATTGGCAGCGTGGCCAGCGCGATCTCAACGTCCAGAGTGTCCAGGGTGTGAACATAGTCGGGATTGCGGTCAGTTTTATTACCGCCGCCTGCGTTCGTGCCAGTGTCAATGCGCTGTACGACTGCATTACCTGATTTCTTAAGCCACTTTGTGGTCACGGCATCACGACCAGGCTTTCTGCCATCGATGCTGGCAGTATCTGAGTTATGACCGTTAATCCAGTCAGAAAAGAATGAGACGAGTTGCCCCAGTTGAGGTGATTTGCCATCAGCAGGCCAGATGGATTTGGTATCGTTGAACAGGTCTGCCAGCGTCTCAGGAAAAACGTGCTGCAACTGGCGGATATCGTTATTGCGACAGGCTAACAGCACATTTTGCGGATAAGTGGCATCCATATCCATGCTGAGGCGTGAGATTTCCAGTTTCTGATCGTCGCTCAGCTCGTCGAAAAGACCGTAGAGCCAGGTGCCGAGCGCACGCTGTTCGAAGGAATATTGCTGATGAGTGAAGGCACGATTCTGAATGCCATCATCCCTGCCACTGATGGTGGCTGCATCGCCCACTTTTAAGCTGGCGTGTTCATCCTGAATGTTGTTGCTCTTTCCGTTGCCGGCAATCTGCAGCCAAGTACGCCCGTCTTCCTGCAGTTCGTAGCGATCGCACCAGGTAAAGTCGATTACGCCTTCTTCCGGCAGATCGTTATAAACCGGGAAATTGGTTAGAACAGGCAACTGATAATCCTGCCCACGTCCAGTTTCAATTTCAGCATCTTCAAGGATAATTTGCGCCTGAAGCTTACCGCGCGCCTCTGTTTTAGCGGAATACCAGAAAACACCATTAGGTTTTTTCGATTTCTGGCTGGCCTTAATGAGATTGAAAAATTCCATACAGGATCCTCAATTTTGGGTGTTAGAATCCCGGAGCCATTGATAGCGCCCATCGGGTGTTCTTTGGTTTTTGGTAATTTCCAGCGTGCTTTGGTCGGTTCCGCTGGACGTAAAGCCCGCTTCTGCGGGTTTTTGCGTTTAGCCTTCGTGGGCCATCTGATCGTGACTGGCGCACTTCTCGGAGCAGTACACCTTTTCTTTTCGGGCCAGTTCCCGCCCCCGGCGGTAAAGAAGTGTGCTCTTCACCTCTTCCTCAGGCTTGACTGGCTTACTGCAATAACCACATCTGATTTCCATCATCCCTCCCGAAATTAACCTTTAGCTGGCTGGTTGTTCATCAGCGCGGACAATGCCATCAACCGGATAGCATTCACCGTTAACCTGCTGCTCAACCGCTGCCGCTTCACACTGCTGCTGGTTGTCATACACACCCAGTACCACATCCTGAAAATCACCGTTGGTCATGCCAACCGTCAGCACTAATGCAAAAAGGATATTCATCAGTACGCTCCGGTTGCCTGGCGGAATTCCTGAACGGCGTGGTGCCACATCAGGTCATCCTGTAAAAAACGGGCGATTACGATCTTGTTTTGAGCCGCGCGCACCTTGTTCACGTCGACAACGACGGGTTCCAGCACGTAGCCGAGGCCAGCCTTAAGCATCTGATCGCGGGTGAGAACGACGCTTTCGCGTGGGTGCTCTGTTGAAGCCAGTCGCCACAAACTGCCATTGGCCAGCGGTGTGACTTTGTACTGTGTAGAGTTGTGAATTATTTCCATCTCATCCTCTGCCATTATCGCCCGGCTGGCGGAACGTTTGAACCTGACAACAATGCGCTTGTTGTCGATGGAATGAAGACTACAACCAAAAGTTCGATGTGTAAAGCGGTAATGGAACCAATAGTTCTATTGTGGAGTATAAAAAAAGACACTATTGAAGTGTCTTTATGCGGTAACTCTTTGAAGGGACTATTTTTTTAGATCGTTAATGATGTCAAAAACATCGTTCTGTAGCAGGTCCATCTCTTTTACCACACCTCTTGTATGAATAATTAATCGAAGTTTCTCAGCCTCTGGCAACTGATTGAAAAGGGATAGCAGCGTTTCCTCTCTTTCGTCGAGTACGCGAGGCGATGCTGGCAATTCTTCACCATCGTCTCCTTCACTTCCCGGTTCCATAAAGAACCAATATTCAGGCCTGCCTGTTACAGCAGATAGCCTTTTCAAACGCTCGCCGCTTGCTGCTGCTGCTCCATTGGCCCATTTGCGCACTGACGTATGAGATAGCATCACCCGTCTTGCAAGGTCAGCCATGCTCCAGCCTTTTTCCTCCATCACTTGATGGATTCTTTTAGCAAATACAGGGTGAGATATTTTATTCATGTTCTCATTTTACAACCATTGGTTTTATAGTTCATCAGAACTATTGGTTTTAATTTTGTTGGAACCAAAAGTTTTAAGTGCTATTCTCCAATCACTAAAAACGATCAAACAGGAGACCCAATGGACACCCAGCTCAAAGAAAAAATCAGCAGTCATATGACGCAAGTAGGTATTGGAGAATGTTTCGGTATCTCATCCCAGGCCGTAGGCAAGTGGCTAAGAAAGGGGAAAATCCCTCACGGTCGCATCTTGCCACTGTGTCGAATTCTTAACTGGAAAGTTACCCCTCATGAAATCGACCCAGAAGCTTATCCAAATCCAACTGACGGCTTACCAAAGTAGGAGCATTAGCAATGCACACACTAACTTTTCAACAG